GTCTACATTCTCACGCTCAACCGAGAAGCCCACACCTGTGCCACACATCAAGATGTACATGCACTCGTCGAATGAGCGAGGGCTGTCTACAGGAATGTAACTACAATTATATCCACAAATATTATCACGAGCTAGAGCCGGTCCTGCAGTCATCATAGCCCTCATGGACGGCATGATGTCCTGACTAAGTATCGCCTGACGTAGCTTACCTACATCGCCGGGACACAGGTACTCTATGTCAAAATCGTGTTTCTCTTTTACGTGATCAACCATAAACTGCAGATAGCGTTCTACGGTCTCACTCCAGTTTTCACGACGCTGTTCGTCATCAAGCCAACGCGCATAGCGAGACTTGTGAATAAATTGTTGGTATGGTGTGGGTAGCATATTATCCACGATCTCTCTCCTCAATAAGTTTATCCAAGTACCACTGTGCCTTTTTCAAGTCCTCGACACCGTTCTTGTAGCGATACCGCCACAGATACTTGATTATGTTGCCTTGCAGGTAGTACTCGTAGCCTTCGTCCGTGGCAGCACGGATGGCCTCAATGCACTCAACCCCTGCTTGATTGTAGTGCGGCGGACTGTTTACCATGTCCAACTGCTTTTGATAGTAGCCATCTAGTAGGCTCTCTTCATCAGCGGCCCACGCAGCGTTTGCTTTACCTTGCAAACTAGCCATGCTTTCTTCTTCTGCTTTCATCTTCATGTACGCCTCGTGTCTCATCGATTCTGGACTTATCACCTGTTGTCACCGTCACCGATAATCGTACCTTTGGTCTTGCGACATTGCAACTTGTAGATGTTCATTTCAGCAATCTGCTGAAGTGTGTATCCCAAGTCTTCCGCGAGGTTAGCGCAGTACCACAGGACATCCCCGATCTCTTTTGCAATCTCTGCCTTGAAGCGGGAGTCGTCCCGTCCATCTGCGTAGTCCCCACGATGAATACGCTTCACTTTGTCAGCAACCTCGCCAGCTTCACCAGCAAGGCCCAACGCAGGATACGTCATCCTAGCGCGTTCCGGATACACGGCAAACTTACGAGCTTGCATCTGATAGTTGTTAAGGTTCCAGTTCTCTCTGATCATTGCTTTTTACCAAAGTCTATCTTAATTATGTTGGTTTCGGGAACAGGCTTGACATCGACACCGTTACCTGTCTCCTCTAGCATTGTCGCTCTCGTGGCCTCAAAGGCAAGTCGAGCCAGACCCGCTTGCATAACTCGCTCAAAGTCTGACTCCATCAACTCAACAAGACCCGACAGGATAACACTGCCAGCAGGGATGTACTCGTCATCCTCGTCATCTTCTGTGGTATCGTAGGCTGTCATAGCGACGTGATCATCGTCATCGCCCTGCTTCAAGATCAAGTACCATCTGTCTTTCAACAGACTGGCACGTTCCATCGACATCGTAAAATCATTTTCGTCCATTCTTGTACCACTCCTCTGGTATGCTGCCCTCTGACCATTCGAAACCGTGACGGTCAGCCCAAGCACCGTACGTGGTCTTTGACCCTTTGTAAATCTTGTTCCGTGCATTCTGGAAGAGAATGCGAATGTCGAGGTCAGGGTTCTGTTCCTTGACTAGCAGCATCTTTACACGATCGTTCTTGTCGAACTTGCCCTTAGCCTCGACGTACACATCTGTGCTTGGGAAGTAGAAGTCCGGTGTGTAGGTCCGTGGCTTTGGCACGAAAGTTACTTTACGTTTTTCGTATTCGAAGATCACGCCCTTCTGACGCAAGGACTTAGCTATTCCTAACTCGAAGTGTGACCTGTATCCGCCTCTGCTCTTCATAGTGTCATCCCGATTGAGTCCATTCTTTTTTTCAGATACCCTGCCAGTTTTGGGGATAGTCTTTGTATACTGTCTAGTTCTCTTGACAGTGGCGATATCGGCACACAAACAATGGCTCCGTTAAAAGATAATCTGCTGATGTTTTGCAATTCGATTTCGACTTGCTTGATGTCACGAACCTCTGTGTCCGCAGACAAGAAGCCCATGTCAGGCGAGTAATTCTCACGCAGGGTAAGAGGCCAACCACGTTCACTCTGACGAAGATATGCCACCTTGCGTTCCCCACCGGCTTGCAAAACAGACTCGACAAAGACGTGACAGATTTCTTTGTTCATCTCCATCAAGTCGATGTCGTAGTCACGTACAAAGATATAAGGCATTACAGTTCCTTTTTCTTGAGGCGACTGTACCAGACCTTCGGCTTGTTCTTTGCGCGGGATGTTACCTTGTCATGGTAGACAGCGTTAGGCCAGCAGTGATGCTTGAAGCCACACATACCACATTGTTTTGCAAGGATTTTGTTACCTGTACGGACATCCTCACCGTCCTTGCGGAAGGTTTCGAACTCGTCCTTGAAGTCCACTGTCGGCTTTTTGGCAGGGTCTGTCAAGATTTTGACACGACGTTCTGCATCCTTGAGGTAGTCAGCCTTGTCGTCTTGCGACCAGTCCGGCACCTCAACGATAGCTATCTCGCCGCTCGACTTGTTGACCACGATCCAGCCACCAAAGGGTAGCCCTGTGGCCTCTGCGTACAGGAAGCCCTGCATGGCATAGCCAAAGGGGTCATCGTTCTTGATAGCGTCGTAGCCACCAGCACCAGTATACTTGTACTTAAATGCCCACTCGCTTGCTGACTTGATATCCCAGACCTTCTCTTCGCCGAACTCGTCACGCAGGATTACGTCAAGCGTGCCCTTGATCGTGTGTCCTGCAATCTTTAGTTCAACTTGTCTCTGGAAGTCTACGATCTCGACACCCGCCTCGCGTAGTGCCAACATCAGCACGGCCTCGCTCAGATCACCGAACAGGAAGCGGAACATAGAGTTGTACTCCATGTCCTCCTTGTGGCCCTCTCGCTCCAGCAGTTGCTGACACAGAGGTCGTCCGAGTCCTGACATACGAATACGATAGCCCTCGTCACCTCGCGTCATCTGCTTGGTGATGGCCTCGTTACAGTCTTGTGTGAATTGTGTGATGCTGTCCGGGGAGACATTGACCTCCCCCCGGACTGCGTTTTGTAAAAAGTCTTGGACTTTAAGCTGCGTCAACATCGACGAAATCCGAAGCAAGATCGGACTCGTCGTCGTTGGTTTGCAACTTGACTGACTCGCGATACTGGTTAGCGATGGTCTCATTGTGAGCCTTCACGGTTTCCCCAAACATCCGCATCAGTTCCTTGTCCTTGTCCGTAATCGACACCTCAGATGAATAAGTCATCAGCGGCGTCCAGAACGTGACGCTGCCCTTCTTATTCTTGTTAGTGTCCATCCGTGCCACGACCTTTTGCATGACCTTCTTCTGCCTCGAAAGGCTGTCGATGAAGTCAGCAACCGGCTTGAAGCCCGAACGCTTGAAGTACGCAATCACAGGCTGATCTTCCAGCACCACCGGACTACCGTCGGCGTCTGCGAACTCACCGCTCACCTTACCGTATACGACCTGATTGCAAACCACAGAACGAGAATGCAGATAGCGAGGATCATCCTTCGCCAAACCGTCTTCTTCGTCACGGGTCAGACGGCCACACTTGTTGCCGCCAGTGTTGTCAGGGAACTCTCCCGACAGTACAGTCTTTTGGACTGACTTCATTGCAAAGGAATTCGTTTCCTGATCCCATACGCTATACTCGTAGGTACGCAGCAGGACTTGCAGCATCACGGTATCGGCGTAGATGAACTTGCCGTCCATGTACATCTTCCATGCGCCACGCTTCAACGACACACCTTCGTCGTTCTCTGCATCGTAGTTAATGTTCAGTCGAGGCAGACCAACCTGACGGCTACCACCGGTTGACTGACCGGTCGCTTCCATCAGAGCCTGATCGTCTCCATCCTCGAATGCCTGAACGAGTTTATCCACATCGTCAAGTGCCATTACGTCTGTCCCAAGCATGTTTTCACCTCATTTGTTTGGGGTTGTAGAACGATATTACAGATTAACTTCTTCCAAGTCAAGCCAGTTTTTTCCGATTTTTATTTCGATGCCAACTGGCATGTCATAGGCTAATCCGTATCTCCGAGTAGTTTCAAAGGGTAAGGAGAGCATGGCATGTTTCATCATGTCTATGCAAATATTTTTTTCGTCTGGATGCACGTCCATGACGATGGAGTCGTGAACCGTGTTGCAGATCACGCTCTGGATTCCTGCGGAGTCAATGACCCGCTGCAATGACACCAGAGCTATGGGCAACAGATCAGCGGTGGCAAATCCCTGCACCGGATAGTTGCATATGGCTGTGCGATTAGTTGCTGTGCCCCAGTCTGTCCACCGTGCATCAGGAAAAGCATACACTCGTCCTGACGGCAGGGATATCTCGCGATACTTCACAGCATCAGCTTGCAATATCTCGTGCCATACAGCAATACCCATGTACTTGTTTTTGAAGTCATCATAGTAACGCTTTTGATCTTCAGTGCCAGTTGTGCCACCATACAGAGGCTTGAAGGTGTGTGCTTTCGCCTCTTGTCGTGTGCAGCCGATGACGCTTGCTGTGTAAGCATGTACGTCTGTACCGTTGCGAACATCAGCGTAGACAACCTTGTCTTTGGCGAGGAAGCCAGCCACACGGAACTCTAGTTGCGAGTAA